CTGTTGTACCAGTGAAACCAGTGTATCCCGTATATCCGGTATATCCTGTATAACCCGTGAAACCAGTATATCCTGTTGTACCTGTGAAACCTGTGTATCCTGTTGTTCCAGTGAAACCAGTATATCCGGTGTAACCCGTAAAACCTGTATACCCTGTAGATCCTGTTGATCCTGTATTTGTAGAAAACCCTGCTGGTCCAGTCGGTCCTGTATAACCTGTAAAACCAGTTGGTCCGATATTCAAATATGAAAACATTACAGGTTCAGAATTTGTAAAAGGTGTATAGGTTGTTGTTAAATTACCGTAAATTATTGACGGTTCTCCTAATGTCACCGAAGTTACATTTATAATTTGAATTACAGAATTTTGTGTTAATACAATATAATTATATAAATTTGAGAGTATATTAAGCCATCTTTGCCCGTTATTTCCATTACCTGAATTAATACTCAATGATAATGTTACATTATTCCCTGAAACATCTTCATAAAATGAAAATGGTGGAGGTGTTCCTGTTGTAAAACTATTATCATAATCCCATACTGAAAAACTTTGATCAGCACCAGTTACTCCTGTCGCTCCTATCGGTCCTGTATACCCTGTATAACCTGTATATCCTGTGAATCCTGTTGAACCGGTATTTGCTGCTTCTCCAGGTGAACCTGTCGGCCCTATTGGTCCTGTAAATCCTGTATATCCTGTAAATCCAGTATAACCTGTATATCCCGTATATCCTGTGAATCCTGTATAACCTGTTGCTCCTGTGTTAGTTGCAAATCCAGGTGCACCAGTTGGTCCTGTAAATCCAGTATATCCTGTAAACCCGGTGTATCCTGTATAACCAGTTTGTCCAGTGTATCCAGTTGGTCCCGTAAATCCTGTATAACCTGTGTATCCTGTTTGACCAGTAAAACCCGTATATCCTGTATAACCGGTATATCCAGTAAATCCAGTGTATCCTGTTTGACCAGTAAAACCAGTATATCCTGTATAACCGGTATATCCAGTAAATCCAGTGTATCCCGTTGAACCTGTTGCTCCTGTATTTGTTGCTAAACCTGGTGGACCTATAGGACCAGTATATCCAGTGTATCCGGTGTACCCAGTGTATCCTGTATATCCTGAAGAACCAGTAGCACCTGTAAATCCATGTAAATTAGAAACTAATGTTGTGTGAATATGGGATGGATTAATTGATCTAAAATAAAATGAAACAGACTGTCCGTTTGTATTACCAGAAGAAGCAATTATATATGCTTCTATTTTTATTCTTCTTGTAAGATTACCTAAATCATTTGCAACTACATATAACGTATCATTGTATAATGTAGAAATTGTAGCAGTTGAAATATTTGTGAGACTTGAAGTACCATCAAATAACACTGTCGAATTACTTGTTCCATCTGCATCTACTATATATCCTTTAAAATACATTTCTGCAAATACACCAGTATCAGTTATACTTGCATACATATTAAAATCCCATAAACCACCTAATATAGTTGTAGAATTTAATGAACTTGTATCTGTTAACCATGTTCCCATTAAATGCGCGCTATAATCGGTACTTCCAGAAAAATTATATGTTATACTTGTTACTGTACCTAAATCAGGTAACTCATCTATAACCGAAGTTACAGGTGCACTCGCATCACTAGGATTATCCATAAATAATGTCATACCACCTGATATACCATTTAATCCAGGTGCTCCTGTGTATCCTGTATACCCAGTATATCCAGTGTATCCAGTATATCCTGTATATCCAGTGTATCCGGTATACCCAGTATACCCAGTATATCCAGTGTATCCAGTATACCCAGAATAACCAGTATATCCAGTGTATCCTGTGTATCCTGTAGCACTTGATGTAACATTATATGTTATTTCTTTTGTATCAGGATTATATCCTAAAAAGTTAGAAGTTGTGACATCTGAACGAACTGGATTTACATAAAACCCTGAATTCGATGCGGATGGTCCAGTAGCATTAGCATTTAAAACAATTGAATTTTGAGATTGATTCGTTTGTCCTGCATTATATCCAAGTGCTATTGAATAAGAACCTTGACCAGTATATCCACTATTATATCCTACAGCGATTGCACCATAATTCTGTTTATAACTAGCAGAATTATTACCTATTGATATAGTTGAACCACCTTGTAATGTAAGTCCAGATTGACTACCGAAATTAATAGGTCTGTCATCGCTACTTATCTGACCAGAGAAATAAAATCCTGAACCGTTACTTCTAACAGTTCCATCGGGTGTTGTAAAAGTAAAATTTAAATCAAAATTCCCGAGTTTTTGTCCAAATACTATACGAATTGGATATGTTGTTGATGCTGTTAGAGAAACAGTAGTTGATACTGTTTTCATGGAGTGTAAACTACCGTTGTTAATATCTGCATTAGCAGTTGTAAAACCACTTAAAGCATTATTTCCAATCCAAAAATAACTTGAATCATCTGAACGCAATGAGAAAGTCCATGAACCACTAGTACCTGCAGGAGTAACTAAATACCCAGTCCATTGAACAGAAAAATTACTTAATAATAAATTAGGAACTAATTTTTGATTTGTAGCATATGATAAATTTGTTAAATCCGAACTATAACCATAAGATGTTCCGAGCGGAAATAAATACTTCGCTGTACTAAAAAAATCCACATTATCTATAAAATATATATCGAATATTTCATAATACAATCCATTATCAAATAAACCAGAATTTTTTACGTCTTGGTTTATAAAACCTTTTTGAATTCCTGTTGATGATGACATTTTTTATTATTATTATTTATTTAAATTTCTTTTTTTATTTATAGACTTTTTAATTATTCCTTTCTTACTAATATAAAAAGCATTGTAAAATGATTCTTTTGAATATTTATTCCATATATCTATAGGTAAATCACTTTTTCCTATAGAAGTACGATTTAAATTCTTCTTTTGTAGTGTATATTTATCATTTGATATACTATCTATATTATTTTCATCCATTATTCTTTCAGCAATTAATTTATATTTCTCAACCTTCTTTTCCAATTCACTGATTTTTTGTTTCGTTTCATACCATGCATTTAATAATTCGTCAGAGTTCATATTTATTTTATAGATAAAATAAATATTCATTAAATATCTTTATAAAAAACACAATTCTTGTCACAAGAATCACAATCTCCATTGCATTTGGAATTACAGTTCTTGCACTTATCACTCCACACCTTTGGAATATCTTTTCCTGCTTTTTGTATTTTTTCATGAATAACCAAAGTTGGAACCGCCATTTTATTACATACAGAACATGGATGAAATTCAGAAATAGTTCTTACTACAAAACCCGCTTTCGTTAGAACTTCTGCATAAGATAAATGATCTTCGTTTTCAAATTTGCTTATTAAAACTATTTTTTGTGTAGGGATATTATGTTGATTGTTTAACATTTTCCAATTGTAACTCAAATGCGGATAATTAGATGAATAATCATCGAGAATATATAATATCCAATCAGGATATAATAAATTAATGTGATCAAATACATCTTTCATTGTAGCTAATTCATTTATCATGGTTTTTTAATTTAAGATAATTATTTCTTAAATAACTATAAATTTATATATATTTTTATAAAAATATCTAAAACTAAAATAAAAATAAAAAAAAACTTTCTCTTGATATTAATAAAAATGTCAGGAATAGTAAATTTAGAAAGTGCAATTAGAACATGCAAAGTTGACACTGCTTATTCAAGCAGAGTTCAGTCAGATAGGTTCCTAAACCCACGCAACTTGGTGTGCCCCGTTTGGAATGGCCTGGACGCCGCTGGGCGCCTCGCTTGCCCGAATTCATTTTGGACAAAGAGAGAGGGATGTAATAGTGCTGAAGACCGTGTAGGAGTTGAAAACGTTCAACGTCCTCAATATATGCAATATATTAGTCTTCAAACTTCTGCTGGAAGTTACAATCACAATAGCAAAGTCCCAGAAGGTGTTAAGGAAGGTTTTGAAGTTATGGGTTTGTCCGCTACACCCAATAAACAATTTTCAGATGTAACTGGAAGTGCAGGATATGATTTGGCTGGAATAGTTTACCCTAGAACTTGCTCTTACAATCCTTATGATAATTACAGTGCTGCTGTTTTAGGAAAGTAAAGTTCTTTCTTCTTTAATTTTTAAAACCAAAAGTTTTTAAAAATTTTATATTACTTGTGAAAAATCTTCAAGTATTTCTTCATTATATATATTTAAATCTTCTTCCTCAGTATATTTTATATTTGCTACATTCATAATTGTTCTTGTCTGTCTAATTATAGTCTGTATATCTACATCAAAAAGCCATTCTTTATTATTTATATACCTTTTTTCATCAAAACATGTTAATACTAATGTTTCAACTAAATTTGCATTATCACTATAAATTAAAAATTCTAATTTACAACCTGGTAATGATGTTCTATGCTGTTGTAAACGATTATTTATATCTACACCATCAAATCCTGGTTTAAATCGTACGCTTTTTGAATCTATATCACTAATTATATAAAAAGCTGGTCCTGTTTTAAACTTATGATATGTTTTCTTTTGAAGCATCTGCCTATATTTAGTTTTCAGTTCTTTATAATCTTTTTGTATTTGCATTAATTCAAGTTCAGTTCTTTCGTTTTCTAAATTTACATTACCTGTTAGAAGCAATTCCCTTGTCCATCTACTCACTTGTAATGCAAAATTAGGAGAAATCCATTGAGCTAATTGAACCGCTAAATCAGGGTGAATCCAAGAACCTTGTTCAAATAAAGAACTATTACCCTTTTTTATTTCTATCGATTGTGACGTTGGGATCCCGACTTCACTTTCTAAAGCTGATAATAAGGCTTTTGTTGATTCAAGACATTTCCAATGTTTAAATTCTTTACCACCAGCTTTACACATTTGCGTTGCATTTATCATACCATCTTCCCTTGATTGAATAGTAATACCATTTAATACTAAATACCCAGTTAAATCTTTTTTATTATCTTTGATTCGTATATCTTTTTTCTTTTTATCTTCAAAATATTCTTTAATCTTTTGAACAATTGTATATTTTTTGTTGCTTAAATAAAATTGTATATTTAATTTTTTAGCTATTAAACAACAATTATCCTTTGTTAATTTTTCAAATTCTTCCTCATTAAAATCTTCTAATTGTGATATATATAAGTCTATGTTTTCTTCAAAATCAACTTTCTTTTGTTCCCTTAGATTTTTAGGTTTGTCTTTACATGCTTTGCATACAGAGTATTCATATTCTAGTTCAAAACCACAACCACCTAAACATATTTTAGGATTTAACAAAGATTGAAAATGATTAATTAATTTAACAATCATAAAATTTTTCTTTCTTTCATCACTTGGAATAGAAATTTTATAATGAACAATTGCTAACTTAATTAAATCTGCAGAAATACCTCTAAGTAAATGAGTTAATGCATTAATATCATTTTTAGTTTTTTCAATTGTCGGTAAAATTTCTTCAAACTGTTCTTGGTAATTTATTTTCTGTTTATTTCTTCTGCATTTAATACATTCTTTCCTTGTTTCTTCAAATTGTTCTAATGTTTTTTCTTCTTCACATGTTATACATTTTCTTTTAGAATCTATAATCGTTTTCTCAATTGGAAACATATTTGGATCTTGTTTAAATTTTTCATATGTTAATTGATTATTTTCGACCATTTTTTTTACTTTTAGAAAAAGATAGTAACAGTTCTTACAATTACCTTTTCTTTCGAAAAATTCAGAAACTGGTAAATATTTTAAACACATACCATTACAAAATTTTTCTCCTTCTAAAGCTTCTTTATTTTTCTTCAAATAATCATTTAATGATAAACTATTATTATTATAATTTTTGAACATCTTATTTTATTATATATCTTAATTCTTTAAACATGTTTTATATTTTGTTGTGGAATGCAAACAAAATATTTTTAATTTTTAAATTTCCTATAATAAAAAAAATGAGATCAAAAATCCTTAACAAAAATATTAATAAGAAAATATTATTTAATATCAAATGGGATCCGTATATGAATTACTTTGAATTTATTAAATATCAAAAAAAATTAAAAAAATTAGAAGAAAAAAGAAAGAAAAAAAGAAAAGAAAAAAATTCGCGCAACAAAAGACGTAAAAGTAAAAGTCGTAGCAAACAACGTAAACCTAAATCCAAAAGCAAAAGCATAAGCAAACGTAAACCTAAATCCAAAAGCAAAAGTAAACGCAAAAGCTCAAGCAAACATCCTAAACCTAAAAGCATAAGCAAACGCATTAAAATATGGTCATTAAATATAAAACCACAAATTGAAAAAACACAACCTACGAATTACGTCAGTAAGAAACCTATAAGTAAGAAATCATATTCTAAAAATTTTATACCATTAAACAGTAAAGATTTTAAAAACACCGATATTTAATATAAAAGATTTTTTTTAAATTTTCTATAATAAAAAAAATGAGATCAAAAATCCTTAATAAAAATATTAATAAGAAAATATTGTTTAATATTGAATGGGATCCATACATGAACTACTTTGATGTTGTAAAATATCAAAAAAAACAAGAAAAGAAAAGACAAAAAAGGTTGGAATACTTAAAAAATAAACAAGAAGAAAAAAAAAATATAGAAAAATATCTCAAACAAAAATATAAATTACGTAAGACTTCTAAGTCTCGTAAGAAAAAAACATCTCCTAGAATTTCAAGAAAAACAACAACACCTCCAAGAAAAGCAACGACACCTCCAAGAAAAGCAACAACACCTCCAAGAAAAGCAATAACACCTCCCAGAATTTCAAGAAAAGCAACAATACCTCCTAGAAATACAACACCTCCTAAAATTTCAAGAAATACAATACCTGTTATGACAACACCTAGTAGAATTTCAAGAAATACAACACCTGTTATGACAACACCTCCTAAAATTTCAAGAAATACAATACCTGTTATGACAACACCTAGCAAAATTTCAAGAAATACAACACCTAAAACTTTAAGAAATACACCTTTCACACCTGTTAAAAATACACCTCCTAGAATTTCAAGAAATACACCTCCATTACATAGAAATACACCTTCTGCATTATCTCCTCGACAACTCATATTTTCAAGTTCACCATCTCCTTTAGATTATTCACCACCTTCTCCTCCTTCTCCTCCTAAAAAAGTACAATCTATAAGACAATCCAAATTTTCTTATCAACAACCTCGTTTAGAAACGATTGATGAAAATTTCGTTCCTTTATCACAGGGTGTTTTTAATAATACTACTAATTTTTAATATAAAAATGATTTTATTTAAGAATTTTTATATTAATATATAACTTAGATGATGTCAAAAAGAAAATTAACAGATATTGAGATTGAGAATATACTTGATTTTATAAAACCTAAAAAAAATATTCCTTTAGTTTCTGCTATTTCTATTATGAATATTCAAAAAAATAGATTAAAAAATCAATTAATTCATCAAGAAATTTATCCTAAAATTATCCCTGAATTAAAAAAACAATTAGAACACATATATAATGATTCTATTATTGACCCTGGTGAAAGTATTGGTATTTTATGTGCTCAATCCATCGGTGAAAGAAACACTCAAAATACTCTAAACACTTTTCACAGAGCTGGACAATCAGAACAATCAGTTACACAAGGTGTTCCGCGTTTTCAAGAGCTTTTAAATACAACTAGAAATCCTAAAATGGTTAATTGTAAAATATTTTTCGACAAAGGTAATTCTACTATTCAAGAACTTAGAAAGACCGTTGGTCATAAATTAGTTTGTCTAACACTAAAGGACTTATCAGAAAGTATTGAAATAGTAATGGATAAAAAAGACGAGAAATGGTACGAATATTTTAAAATACTATACAATGATAATTTTTCTAAACATAAACATTGTATTTCAATAAAACTCAGCAAAAAAATTATCTTTAAATACCGTATTAATATCCACGAAATCGCTAGTGTTATTGAAAGTTCATATGACGATTTGTTTTGTGTCTTTTCCGCTCCTGACGTATGTCAACTCGATATATTCATTGATATATCTAAAATCAAGTTCACAGAAAAACAATTACTCTTTATAACTGAAGAAAATTCAGAAAGAATATATATCGAGGAAGTAGTTCAACCAATTTTAGAAAAAATGAATGTTTTTGGTATTCCTGGTATTAAAAACATTTATTATACTAAAGATGATAATGATTTGTGGTATGTTGAAACCGATGGATGTAATTTCAAAAAATTACTTGCTCTCGACTTTATAAACGTTTATAATTTACATTCTAATAATATATGGGATATATATGAAAATCTTGGAATTGAAGCAGCTAGAGAATTTTTAATAAGTGAGTTTGAAAATATCATGGAAGGTATCCACATGGCACATGTGAAGTTACTTGTTGATAAAATGACATTTACAGGCACCATATGTTCTATTTCTAGATATACTTTGAGAAAAGACGAAAGCGGACCTCTTAGTAAAGCATCATTCGAGGAATCTGTTGACCATATGGTTCGAGCCGGTTTCGCTGGAGATATTGAAAAAACAAATGGTGTATCCGCAAGTATTATTTGCGGTAAAAAAGCAATGATAGGAACTGGAATGGTTGATTTAAAAATTGATGTTAGTAAATTGATGTAAACTTTTTCGAAATTATATAATACATTTGTATTATATAATACATTCATAAATTTTCACACATTTCCGAAAATGAATACTCTATATATTCATACTCAATGTAATTATCACACCTCCCTACACAAAATAAATACCCTGCCGGTAAAATAACTTCATTCCCTTCATTTAAATTCCCTGTAAAAGTATATCCTACATATGGTCTTACGTTAATTTTCATTACAAACCCATTATTACTCCATAAAGTTGCGTTATTATATTCAATACATGTAGAAAATGGTATAGGTTGAATAATAGTATCTAATATTTCGAGATTACTCATACCTCTATACAAAGTTAAAGGACATATGTTATAATATTTTAATCGCTCAGATAAAATGTACCATTTTTCTATAAGGTGAAATACTATGTTGGGTATATTTATTTCTAATTTATTATTTATAATTTTTACTCTACCCATAAACATATCACCAATAATAGAATCGATGACATTGTAAAATTCATCATTGCTTTTTAAATAAGTAATATGAGTATTATATATATTTACTACAACAGCCATATATGTCTTAATAATTATATAATAATTATATAAAAAATTCATTTTTAATTATCTTGAATTTTTTTTATAATTACAAACTCTAACTCTCTTACATCCGGTTTTTTACCATATAATACATAAGATATAAAATTTTTGATCGTGACATAATATGGATACAAGTTTATCATGTTCTTTATATTTAAAAAAATATTTTTTTATATATAAAAATGAAAACAATTTATGCTTATTGGATTCCTACACCTGATTATAAATACACTAACTTCGGAGACATATTAACTCCATACATCCTTAATAAATTTAATATTAATGCTATATATGAAAAAGAAAATCCACAATTGTATGGTATTGGTTCTCTTTTACATATGATGCCATTAGATTATAAAGGATATATATGGACTTCTGGTATGATGTACAACACACATCGTATAAATATAAAAAACGACCCTATTGCCGTAAGAGGTAAATTAACTCTTAATCAATTCGATAATGATACAAGTAATACAGTATTAGGTGACGGTGGGTTAATTTTAGAGAGAATTTATAAACCTGTTGCTGGAAAAGGAAACCGATATAAACTTGGTGTTTTCCCAAATTATGTAGATATTGTAAATATGATGGACAATCCTATTAAAAAATTTGAAGTTTTTAATAGTGAAGATGTTATACTTATTGATCCACGTAATTATATTGAAACCGTTATAGATCAAGTTTGTTCTTGTGATAATATCATTACTTCTTCTTTACATGGTGCAGTTACTTGTGATTCTTATGGAATCAATTATGGAGTATTTTCAGCAAGAGAGACAGATATTGCTATTCATAGAATGCAAGGTTCATTTAAATTTAGAGATTATTATTCTATATTTGATATAAATTTTAACCAACCCGATTTGTTTTTAAATAATAATACATCTATTGAGCAATGTTTGTCGATATGTAGACCAGTTAATAAACCTGGTTTGGAGACTATAAAAGAACAACTTGTTAAGTCTATTGATAGAATTTCTAACAAATACTAAAATTAGAATATATATTTTTAATTGTATCTGGTAAATTGGTGCTAATACTAGCATAATTTCTATAAACCAATTCACATAATTTATCCTTTGGAACTTTATAATCTGGATAATCCTGTATATTTAATTTGTTATCATATGAAAATTTATCATCAAAATTTTTAAAAATTATTACTTTATTTATTTCGTCATATTTAGTAAATGTTTTTAAGAATAAAAGAGTGAATGCACCAACTATTAGTTTTTTATTATATGTTTTATCAGAAAGAAGTACCATGATTAATAATAAAGAATCAACAAAACCAAAGTTTTGACTATTCTTTATATTAAAATTATAAATTTTTAAAATAAAACTATCAGTTGTTGGTGGTTTACCACATACTTCTTTTAACAATATATCTATCCAATCATAAAGTAAAACTAAAAATTGAATTTGTTGATCTATATCATTATTATTTTTTACAAAAAAATCTTTAGGTATATTTAATTTTGTTATTTTATCTGGTAAAACTACTGAATCGTATGTTGCGAAATGTTCAATAGAAAAATTTTCTTTTGTAAGTTTAGCCGTTAAGTCAAAAATATCTGGAGCAGAAACAATTGCTTGAGTTACTTTTCCAACAATGCATATATCACCAGGAGTAATTTTTGGTAGATTAGCAATCATATTATTCGTATCATTAATCCTATTTTCTAAAGTTTGTTTAGGTTCGATATTATATTTTTCTATTTTATAATAATTTTTATTAATTTTATCAATAATAATGTTTGGAAAAAACAGTAAATAATAATAATAATCGTATATAAATTTAGATATTACTTTCATAGGTATATCAACTCTTGTATTATAATCATCTTTAGCTATTCTTGTTTCAAACCTATTTGGTAATACATAATCATCATTCATTAATAATATTTCATAAGCAAGATTTATTAATGGTGCATTACAATAAATTTCATTATTTATTAATTTTAGAGTAAAATCATACACAGGAGATTTTTTTTGCATTAAAAAAAAGAATAGTAAATTAGATTTGTAATTATCTGAGTTATTAGAATTCATTAATTTTCTTAAAAAACTCGGGTATGTTTGGTTATCTAGAGTAATACTATTCATATCACAACCAATTGTTTTATTCATTGCATCATTTATTTTATTTTTATAAATATCATCTATTATATCTATATCTGAATTTTTAGAAACATTAATATTATTCAATTTTCCACTTAAAATATTATTTTTTATATTTGAATACACATCTTCAAAATTTTCTACAAAATTTGTTTTAATTAAATCGTTATTCATATCAATACAAATATTCTGGCTTGACCCGTTATTAATACATAAATTCTTATTTTCATCTGTAAAGATATTCCAATCTTGTATATTAATATTCTTTGTACTTACTCTATTATTTAAATTTGATATATTATTCTTAATTTCTGATATTGATGTGTCTTGTGAAGAATCTATTTTTTTAATTTCTGCTATAGCATCATCAAATAACTTTTTATTAGTATTTATTGTATCTAAAAGTAAAGTTTTTAAGTTAGGTAATAAAACATCTTTAATATTATTGAAATTATTAGCAGTCTCTGTTGTAAACTTAATTAAGTTTTGATTATTCGCTTCTATTGTATTTTTAATATTATCTAATAATTTATCTTGATTTGTATTTGTCTTATTTATTTCTGTTATAGCATCATCAAATAACTTTTTATTACCATCTATTAATCCCATAAGTAAAGTTTTTAGATTAGGTATTATAGTATTATTAATATTATCAGTATTTTTTATTAATTTACTTATTTGATCCGTATTATCATCTACTATTTTTTTAATATTATTAAAATTATTATCAGTATTATTTAATTGTTTTGTTAAATTATCTGTTACATTTTTAATATCATTTAATAATGTATATTGATCTTTGTTTACATTATTTATTTTTAGCACAGTTTCATCAAATAACTTTTTATTAGTATCTATTGATTCTAAAAGTAAAGTTTTCAAATTAGGAATTGTATTTGTTGACAAATCACTTATCTTATTATTATTCAAATCTATTATTTTTTTAATATTACTCATTAATTCATCTTGTGCTATATTTGCATTATTTATTTTAATAATTGCTTCATCTACTAAACTTTTATTAGATTCTATTAATCCTGTAAGTAATTTTTGCAAGTTATAAATATCTGTATTTTTTATATCTTCTTTCATATTTTTTAAAGATACATTGTGGTCATATATAATGTATACTAAAAATACTAAGATAACAGTAATCGAAATACTTAAATTATCATTTAAGAAAGGTATATATTTTCCTTTATAATTTATTAATAAAACTATTAATGCTAATATTGAAATATAAATTAATAACGTACTAACGCTAGATGTCGATTTTGTTTCTGGTGTAGGTGCACTTGTTACTACTGGTACACTTGTTGCTATTGGTACACTTGTTGTCTGAGAAGTATTCATTTTATTTTATATTATAAAATAAAATAAAATAACTATTTTTTTTATTATTAATCAAAATAATATCTTAAGTATTTCCAATCTAAAGCCCCATCGTCAATACCACCACCTGTTTTATTATACAAATAAATAGTCACAGTATTTGATGCTGTTATATCATGTCCAACATATAACAATCCTGCATTTAATGCACTTGGTGGTTGCAATAATATTCTATCACCTGTTCCAACATTAGCAATTGTAACATTTACTGAACCTCTTGTAGTCGCAGAAATATTACCGGGATTGACTGACACAGTTCCTTTTGTTATTTCATAAACTACTGAACCATTAGTTCCAACAGTTAGTCCATTTGTTACTGACAATGTGTCAGATGTAACTGAATTTAATGTAGTATTATCACGTACATTTAACAAAGAAGTATCAACATTTTTAGCTCTTAAAGTTGTGATTTCACTTCTTTTTTTACTAACACCTTTAAAACCTGAGTTTCCATATGAATCCATTTTTTATTTAAAGAAATATATTAATTTTTTTTTTATTTTATTTTTTATTTATAAATGGGAACCGGATTTTCTAAAAACAAAGGTGTAAATTTTACTTCTGTTAAAGAACATGAAATTAAGAAAGATATTACTAAACCTACAAAACCTACAAAACCTTCTAAACATTCTAAACATTCTAAACCTTCTGGTAAACTTCCAACTATTAAAGAAGAAGATGAAGACGGTAAAAAAAGAAAATCAAGAAAACGCAAAAGCAAACGAAAGTTAAAGTAAATTACAATAATATGTATTATTATTATTAATCTTTCTTTTAAAATCTATTGAATACATATTATCCTTTGATTGAAAAAAATGAGATGTTGAATTGTAACCATTAATTATCATGTTTTCAATATTTGATTCTGTTAAATTATTATTAAGAAATGGTATATCTGTGACAATTTGACATACTCTACTGTCAATTTTACGTGTCACAGGATCTTTATAATATATTTCCGAAGCTTTACCGTTTAAATTACCTATGATATTAAACATGTAATCATCAATTGAATTAATTGGTGTAGAATTATTATCAAGTTGTTCTGGAGATACAACAATTATCCCAAACGTATTTGCTTTATTATTTTCAGTATCCCATATTTTTAATGGTAAATTACAAAGAACTGAACCATCACAATAATATTCATCATTGATTATAGATGTCTCAAAATAAATAGGAACAGACATTGATATACATACTATATCTAACACTTTATAATCTGGGTCTGTTTTATGACTAACAAATACGCTTTGCATTTTATTAACATTTGTAATACATACATTCAACTCAATATTAAATTTGTTATAGAATTCAATAAATGTGATATTTTTATCACCGCAATATTTGATTAATATCTCCGATACAGCTTTTTCTAAATTTTTTCTACTTAAAATCCCAAAATTATTAATAATTTTATATAATGCCTTGATTTCATCAAAAGCATTTAATCCTATTACTTTATCAAAATCTAATTCAGAAACTATATTTTTCATATCTTCATATTTTAATTTCATTGCAAACAATAGTGCAAATAAACTACCAATCGATGATCCTGACACACCTTTTAAATTCGTTAAAAGATTATGATCTTCTAAATATTTACACACACCTACATAATAAATTCCATGTATACCACCACCTTGAAAAGATAAATATTCTATATTTTGCATTTTTTATTATATACAAGAATATAATAAAATAAAATAAAAGTTAATTTTCATCTTAAGAAAATTCACCAATAATACAAGCATAGAATGTTGGTTTAGGTAAATCATATTTATCGCAAAATTCTTTTACTTTTTGTTTCTGTTCTTCAGAAAATAAATCATAATCTTTAACTTCCATACCAATAAATGGTTCTTCCCAATTGAGATTAGAATTAAAAGATGTAATTAACGAATGTTCTTTCAAAAAATCATAAAGCAAATCAGGAGCTTCATGAAATTCTTCAGAAAATACAATATCAATGTCATCTTCATTAAATGTGTCAAAAGAACCTCCATAATCATAAAATCCTTTTGATACAAAATTTCTAACCCATTCTTTTTTATTGATTAAGTTAAATTTATCAACCCATTCATCATAAGACAAATTAATTTTAGGACCATAGATCAAAATAGCAAATTGTTCACCACCCATATTTATAATTTTGATTTTATTTTTAATTTTAATATTCATTTTTAATTTATATATTTACTATATTATATAAAAAAATGTCTGATTATTGGTTAATAAATAATAAAAAATATAAATTTTCAGAAACATTTATAAATAATCACCCAGGAGGGAAAAGAATATTAGAACAAACAAAAAATTCAGATGATTTATCAGCACTATTTCATACATATCATTCATTTTCTAATATAAATGTAATAAAGAAACAACTAGAAACATTTGAAATTAAAGAGACTAAAAGTATTGAAAATGATAAAGAATATAAACTTTATAATGAACTAATAGAAAAAATTAAAAATGAAACTAAATTTAAAAAAAGATCTGATATAAAAATAAATTTTTTTTACATTATTCAAAATTTACTAATTACAACATTATATTCTACATTAATGTATTTAGTTGTCAATAAATACTTCATATGGGGTTTATCTCCATTAATTATGTTTGTATGTGGTTGTTTATGGATGTCACTGATGTTTAATATTTTTCATGATGCTTCTCATTATGCAGTCTCAACAAATCCCAAAACAAATGAACTCTTATCATCTGTATTAGGAAGTTTTGCATTATGGAATCATATGATATGGTTTTATCACCATGTATTTTATCATCATTCATTTACTAATCAAGATAATGATCCAGATGTATATCATTACAATCCTTTTTCAAATAAAAAAGAATCTAAAAACAAAAGTATTCTTGGTTCATATAGTTATATGTTATTACCAATTGTTGCAATATTATTCCCAGGATTTTATGTTGGTCAAATAGTTTCATATATATTAGGAAAAATGAAAGGAAAAGTTTTTAGAGTTAAACTACCAAATCATGTAAAATATTTATCATTAATTGAATTAATATTTTATATATTAATTGTTTACACTCTTTCATTAACATCTATATTTAATATATCAAGTTATTTTATTGCATTAAATATAATGTATCATGTAAATATTGTTGGTGATCATGATACATTTGAATCACATGTTGAAAACAAATATACAGGTAATGATTTCTTGAAATTACAAGTTCAAAATTCAACAAATTTTTGCACTAACAGCAAATTTTGGACTCATTTTTTTGGTGGAATAAACTTTCAAATTGAACATCATTTATTTCCAAATATGTGTCATAAACATTATCCCATTATAGCACCTATAGTTAAGAAATTTTGTGATGAACATAATATTCCATATGTAGTTCATAATTCAATATTAGATGTATATTTGTCATTCCTGAAAATGATTAAATACTATTCATAACCTAATATTAAATAAAAATTTATTTAATATTCACTGTTCTTGTTTTAATTTAAAAAATCTTTCATGTGTTTTACTTTTTTTATGTGCTGGTATGGATCTTTTACATATCAATAAACTTACGTTGTTTTCTACATTACGAATTATAGTAATTCATATCATGAATAGTATTCGCTTTTAAACACATTTTCTTGAACGTAACATAATTTTTTCACTTCTGAGAGGTTTTCCACAAGTTATTACAATATTAATATAAAATTTTTATATAATAACTGAAATAACATTACAATAAAATCAATCTTGCTCCAGATTTATTTTTGTTATACATAATTCTATTTATTTCGCGTAAAACTAAGCTTAAATCAAAATTACATTTATTTGGATTATATCTCAGTATAATTTTATCTTGAGATAGAATAAAATCTTGTCTTTGTATTTCTTTCTCAGAATTTCTATCTTTGTGTCCATTTTCATCGTTTTCAACTACTAAATTGTATTCTGGAAAATATAAGTCAACTCTATATATACCAATTTTATACTGTCTAATAGTTTCAATTATACCATTGAAAGAATTTACAATAAAACCTATAGTTTGATTTTCAATGCATATTGCAATGTTATTTGTACAAGTAATATTATCAGCTATATTAACAATATATTTATTTCTAAAATTATAAGAGTTTTTCAATAATTCAAAAGTTTTTTCAGTAATAATATATTTAATTTTCGGACGACCATTTTTTTTATCATCTGATTTCCTAATTATATAATGTATATTTTCTTTGTAATTTTTTAATAAATTTCTAAGCAATGAATCTTTTCTTGTATTTAACAAAGGTAATAAATCTTCTATATTGTGTTTGTAATCCATTTTTTTTTAATTTTTATATAAAAGATAAATAAAATCAATTTTATATTAATTTTGTATCTACTACTTTAAAACCTAATCAAAAGAATCCTATATAGAAATATTAAGACGTGTAGACATTAAAAATTGGTTTAAAAAGATAATATATAATATAAAATGACATACCGCGATTATTTATTAAAAAGTTTAAATCGTGTTGAATTATTAAATGCTACAAAATCAGCAGAAGATGGTTTTAGATATTGTAATGCTTTGTGTCAAGATTTTAGACCAAGTAGTGAATTTTCTAATAATATACCAAATTGTAGAAGTTGTAGAAATAAAATTAATTTAGCTGTAAAATTTATTAAAGAAGAAACTATAACTCTAGAACAATTTAAACATAACCCTAATATTGTAGATGATGATGAAATTATAGTGTTCGATACTAAAAAAAAATGTTATTGTTGTAAAGAAGAAAAAAATGTGTTTCATTTTGAAACAAATAAAAATATATGTAAAACTTGCAGACACGAACAATCTGTTAAAAGAAACGATAAAGATATAAATATTTTGTTTTCTGACATTGAAAAAGCTAAAAACAATTTACCTGTTTTAGAAAATTTTGTTAAAGGAATTCCTAAAGATAGATTAATTAAAGTCATTTCTCACTTCAACATCGGGAGAAAATCTACTGATAAAAAAGAAAATATGGTTTACAACGTCCTAAATCATTTTAAAAATTTGCTTCATCCTACTTTATGTCAAGGTGGATGTGGTGCAACTTTAGAAGAACAATTTAAAACATGTTTAGGTTGCAAAAACGAACAACCCCGAGCTATTTCGAAAATGATCAGTTTTACTGAAAACTTAGATGACATTGTTGAAAATTTGACTGAAATTACTCAAGAAACATTTGATGTTTATAATAGGGAACAATTATATAGAATTTATGAAAAACTTATTGGTAAAAAGATAAAAAATAAAACTAAGAAAGAAACTGTTGTTGTATTAATAAACGAAGAATTAAAAAAGAAAGCTGAAGAAAAACAAAAAATTATTGATGAAATGGAATTACAAAATAAACTTGGAGGTGAAATCACATTAAATGGTATTACTATTCTAGCACGTGAAGATGGATTTATAAACGCTACTGCTATGTGCAAAGCAGGTGGGAAACAATTTAAACATTGGAATTGTCTTGAATCTACTAAAGAATTAATTAAAGTTTTAGAAAAAATGAATCTAGGAAAAAATCAATTTATTGATATTATAATAAAAGGTCCAAATAATAAAAGAGGATCATGGATTCATCCTATATTAGCTACAAATCTTGCACAATGGATTTCTTCTGAATTTGGTTTAAAAGTTTGTTTATGGATTGAAGAATGGAAACAACTTAACAATAATAAAAATATTTATGATAATGAAATAAATAATTTGAAGCCTGATGAAATTAGTCAAAAAGAAAAAGAAATTAAATTAAAATTACATAGAGAATTAGGTGGTGTAATAGAAGTAGAAACAGACTCAGGATCTATTGATTTATTAACAGAATCAGAAATAATAGAAATTAAAAGTGGGAAAAATTGGAAACATGCAGTTGGACAAGTTCTAATGTATGCAATAGATTACCCAAAACACAATAAAAGAATACACTTGTTTGATATAGAAAATAATGAAAATATAAATGATAAATGTGCTATATATAATATAAAAGTTTCATATGAAAAAGCTTAATGATTTTAAAATATTAAATAAAAATTTATTTAATATTCACTTATGTATTCAGAATTTCTGAACACTTCCATTTTTCAGGAATACACCTATGAACTTATCAAAATCATGAATGGATTTTTGAAATTTCTAAAGAACATATAATAAATAGTGTAAACACTTTGTTAAATTTTCTAAATAAGAAAAAAACTTAGATAAATACAATAATAGAGTTGAAATTTAAATTTTATTATATAAAAAATAATTTTATATAATAACTGAATTGAGGGTAGTCGGACTTTTCTACTACCATCCTAATCAAAAGGATCCACATAATCTTGGTTAAATCTATCCTCATGAAATTGATGATATTCTGGACAACCAAACTTCCAATTATCTGGTAGTTTTGACGCTTTATACCAAAATACGCAATCTTGCCATACATTTGACCTTGTTTGATTGATTATCACCATACAACTGAAATCATCGGTTAAATGATCCATCAATTCGCAAAATAATGTAAAGTCTGGAATTATGCTTGCGTAATTTTCCCAGAGAGATTTCCGATTTTTTAGGTTGGGTTCTCTAAGTATATATACGGAATCCACATTAGTGCGTATTACAGGTTTAACATCCATAGCATACTGCAACGAGACTATGTACCACATAGACCAATGTCGGCCTCTCTTGTACATCCCTTGTTGCAGGGGGGAATTGAACACACGTGGGTCATCTGTGCAATCATCTAATATAATGACGGCCCATGGATTAATTAAATGTTGTTTGGCGATTTTTTGGCGTCTGATAAAACTTTTTATCTGATCTTCGTTATATTCATTGAATACAAAAGTACTCGGCATAATTTTCCGAAAAAATCCATTACTGTCTTCAGAACCACTGAAAGCTATACCTACTGGGAATATATGTTTTTTTGCATAAAGTAGACTTGCGATAAGTGTTGATTTACCTGTTCCAGGTTTACCTATTATTATAGTTTTAGAACCACCAAAATTTTCTTTTTCATTCAATTGTTTAGAATGAGGTGCAATTAATTCAGGATTTAACTCTTTTATATAATAAGTATCTTCATTATTTGACATTTTTTTTATATGTTTGTGTTTTTTAAATTTAAAATATTTTATAATAATAAAAATGTTTGAAGATACTGAATGTACAAATTGCATTAAAATGTTAGAAAGGTGTTATGCTGATGATAAGAAAGCAATGAAATCAAGATGTAGAAAAATTTTATTAAGATTTCATCCTGATAAAGGTGGAAATCCAGAAGATTTTAAAGAAATTTCAAATTGTTATAATAAATTTTTTGTTAATGAAAAACCTCATCGAAACGAATGTATTATTTTATCAAAAAAATATGCTGTGAAAAATAGACTCACAGAGGAAGCTAAAAATAGGAAAGATATATTATTTGAACAAGAATTACAAAGAGAACGTGATCGCGAAAGAATAGAACAAGAAAGACAACGACAAGAACAAGAAAGACAACGACAAGAACAAGAAAGACAACGACAAGAAAGAATAGAACAAGAAAGACAACGACAACGACAAGAAAGAATAGAACAAGAAAGACAACGACAAGAAAGAATAGAACAAGAAAGACAACGACAAGAAAAAGAACGACGACGACAAGAAAAAGTAATAGAAATAGAAGAAAGAGAAAAAAAAGTAAGAGAACAAAGAAATCGAGAAATACAAGAAAAAGAAAAAAAAAGATTAGCTGTATTAAATTTAGGTGATATTTTAAAAAGAAAATCATTTAGAAAATCATTCAGAAAATTACAGCAAACACAAAAATCTTCTACGTCTTCACGTAAACGAAGTGCATTGAAAAATATTTTAAAAAGAAAATCATTCAGAAAATTACAGCAAACACAAAAATCTTCTACGTCTTCACGTAAACGAAGTGCATTGAAAAATATTTTAAAAAGAAAATCATTTAGAAAATTACAAAAATCTCCTACGTCTTCACGTAGACGAAGTGCATCATCATCTTCACATAAAAAAGCAGGTTTAACTATATTAAGATCTTTGAGAAAAAATACTTCGAGAATACGAAAACTAAATATAAAACCAAAAGAACGAATAAATATTTTTGATAAAGTTATTAAAGAAATTCCAAAAGCTGTTAAAAAAAGATCTAGGAAACAAGAATTACAAAATTATAGAAAACGTGAGGAAAGGTCAAATCTTATGAAAGACATTGTTAAAAAAGCAAACGAACGTTCAAATAGAATATCTAACGTTGTAATCCGACAAAAATCACATAAAAGAAAAAGATCTAGCTCAGTAATTCAACGAAAATCACATAAAAGAAAAAGATCTAGCTCTGATTCTTTATCAAAATTAATTTCAAAAATGGAGAGAATGAACATTAATGATGAAATTAGTAAACCATCACAAAAACGTCGAAAAAAAATTAAATTAAATAAATAATAAATAAATATAAATAAAATGATACGAACAGGATCAATATGTATGTCTTTTCTATATAATTACTTAACAACTGATATTAATTTAGATTCTGATGGACGTGAAAGTGTTATAAATTGTCTTTCAAAAACATTTTCAAATAAAGGTGGTATATTAAGTAAATTATCACAGATTATTAGTTATGCAGAAGGAGATACAAATAATAGTGTATTTGATAATTGTAAACCATACAAATCAAAAGAAACTATAAATTATTTAAAAGATACATTAAAAACTGAATTATTTATGAAACATATATCATATTGTGACCTAAATGTATATAAAAGTGGTTCTATAGGTCAAGTACATAAAGCAGAATTAAAAAATGGACAACCTATTATAATAAAAGTACAATATATTGATTTAGAAAAACAATGTAAAGAAGATTTACAAATACTTTCAAAAATTATAAATTTTTTATACAATAGTAATAATTTAACAAATGCTATAATTGATATGAAAACTAAATTATATGAAGAATTAGATTATACTATTGAATATGGAAACCAAGAAAAATTTTACAATCTATGGAAAGATGATGACTCTATTGTAATCGCTGAACTCATCCAAGAATTGTCTTCTGAAAAAATATTATGTATGAAGTATGTGGAAGGTGAATCACTTCATGACTTTATTGTTTCTTCAACTCCTGAACAAAAACAAAAGATTGGATATAATATATTTAAATTTGTATTTACAAACATGTTTAAAAATCAATTATTCTATTCAGATATTCATTATGGGAATTTCCTTATTCAAAATAAAGAAATTTTATGTATTATGGATTTTGGATGTATTAATTACATTGATGATATATTATTACAAAATTTAGTTGACCTATTAAAAAGTATTCATTCTAATGATAAAGAAAAGTTTTATTCTGTAGTTAAAGAAATGAAAATTTACAATGATAATATATCAGTAGAATCAAAAGATTATATGTATGAATATTTTAACTTGCAAATAAAACCATTTTTATCTGATAATTTTGAATTTACTGATGAGTGGTTAAGTAAAGCTGTTGTTAAGGATATTAAGTTAATGAATGAATGGTATTTACCACCAAATTTAGTATATCTTAATAAAATATGTTACGGTTTAATACATATTTTAGTTAAATTACAAGTAAGTGGTAATTTTTTGCAATTATTTCAGGAGCTTAACCTAATAAGTTAAATTGTTCTTCCTCAGTTAATTTTGTTTTACCATCATATTTATAAGCCAATTTTTCTTCTAATAGAATAGTTGCTACACTTCTACCATCATTTATAAACACGTTTGCTAATAATCTACCGTATTTATCAAAATCACCGCATTCTATTTTGATTATGTATATATCTTTATCAAAAATATCAATAATTTGTTTATTTGTAATTCCAATAATTTCATTGAGCTTTTTATTTGGATACAATAATAATTCCAATAATCTATACTTTGCTTTTAACCCTAATTCTTTTGTTTTTTCGTCTTTACTATGTGTTTCACATGTATCTATTCCGCTAATTCTCGTATAAAATTTATAATAACTATCAAATAATGGAATAATTAATGTTAAGGTATCACCGTCAACAACATTAACTATTCGCGCAGGTGTTTTTAAACCAGATAATGTAAAAAAAGGTGTCTTGTTATTAAAATATTTAAAATTATCCAATTCGTTCATTTATTAAAGAAAAGTTTAAAGAAATAAAATAAAATATAAAATAATGTGTGGTATATTTTGTTTGCTAAATAATAATCACCTATCGGTAAGTTTTATCAATAAACAATTTATGAAAGGCGTTGGTAGAGGTCCTGAATCTTCTATATTAAATGATAATTTCCACGAAAAATGTATATTTGGTTTTCATAGACTTGCTATCAACGGACTTAATAATATCTCTAATCAACCTATTATAATTAATGGTATTCTCTTAATATGCAACGGTGAAATCTATAATTATAAAGAACTTTATAAAATGATGGACAAAGAGAACATCACTGATTCTGATTGTGAGATTGTTATTCATTTGTATAGAAAATATGGGATCGAACATACTCTACAAATGATTGACGGTGTATTTTCTTTTATTCTATGCGATTTATCATTAAACAAGTTATATGTTGCAAGAGATCCTTTTGGTGTTAGACCATTATATGTCTTAACAAATGATATTTACATAAATTTTGCTTCAGAATTAAAAATGTTGTCCGAATTTAAAGGTGATATTAAACATTTTACTCCAGGCTCGTATTCTATTTATGAATATAATAATAATATTTGGAAACTTGGTGTAGAAAATAAAATATATCATACTCCAAGTTTCCCTTGTATAGAGAACGTACAAAACGTATATGAAAACATACAGAATTATCTTACAAATGCTGTTAAGAAAAGAGTCTTTGTATCAGACAGACCTATCGCATGTCTTTTATCAGGTGGTCTCGATAGTAGTTTAATTACAGCATTAGTTAATGAGTATTATAATAAAAAAGAACATAAATTACAAACATTTAGTATCGGTATGAAAGGTTCAGATGATTTAAAGAATGCTAGAATAGTTTCTGAATATCTTAACACTGAACATTATGAAATATTACTTACAGAAGATGATTTTTTCAATGCTATACCAGAAGTTATAAAAGCCATCGAAAGTTATGATACAACTACTGTTCGTGCATCTATAGGTAATTATCTTGTCGGGAAATATATATCTAAAACCAGCGAAGCTAAAGTTATTTTTAATGGTGATGGTTCAGATGAATTATGCGGTGGTTATTTATATATGCATTTAGTTCCAGATTCAATAGAATTCGACAAAGAGTCTAGAAGATTGCTAAAAGATATACATTTATTTGATGTTTTAAGGTCTGATAAATGTATATCATCACATGGTTTAGAACCAAGAACACCTTTTCTTGATAGAGCATGGACACAATATTATTTAAGTATTGATCCTAATTTACGAAATCATACAATAAACAAAAATTGTGAAAAATTTTTACTTAGAAATGCTTTTTCGTCGAAATTTTTTAAAAATAAACACGACAAAGCTTTACTTCCAGATTGTATTTTATACAGACGTAAAGAAGCTTTTTCAGATGCTGTTAGTCATATAGACCGTTCATTGTATAAAATCATTCAAGAAAAGGTAAAAGAAAAGTATAATATGTCTGAAACAGAATATTATAAACATTTATTTAACAAATATTATCCAGGTAGAGAAAATATTGTTCCATACTTCTGGAATCATCAATATGTTGAGTCAAAAGATCCAAGTGCTAGAACATTAAACATTTACTATGCATAATAAATTTTTAAGTATAAAAATATACTTAAAAATTTAATTTAATTTAGTAATATGGTGGAATATTATTATGTGTTTCACTTCCACCAGTATTATTAATTGTAAGTCCATAAAAATAAACCATTTGTATCATACTTTACGATTATAGCACTATCATCTAGAGAATTAGTAATCTCATAAACAGTTTCAAAATTACTACTTGTATCATTATTATCACTTCCATTAGCATTTCCAAAACATACTTTGAAAGAGCCATTACCGTAGTAAAAATCTGTCATTGCTTTTTTTTATTTAAGTAATTTTTTTTACATATTTCTACGGGATATTCAAACTTCTACAAAAATATTTAAATTATTTTTATTTAATTATAAATAAAAATAATGGGAAATATCATAATATCTTCATGCAATGGTAAACCAATTCCATTATCAGAAATTAAATTATCCAATTGTATTCAAAGTAGTAGTATTAGTAAAGAAATTACAATATCTCCATCATTTAAATCTTTTTCCACTGTTGATTATTCATTTTCAATGTATAATAGTCCGTTATATACATTTAATAAAACGACTGATATTAAAAAAATAAATATTATATTTAAAAATAGTGCAGGTGTATCAACTTTATATTCATCCTATTTTAATTGTAATATAGGGAATTATTTTTTATTTATAAAGAAATTAAGTATAAAAAGACAAAATGGTTCAGAAGAAATATTAAACTCTTATTTATTTAAAAATTCTAATTGCACTTTTAGTAATTCTGTTTTGACGAATCCTTATTACGGTGGTTCAGCTTCTAAAAAGAGTATTGTTGTCAGTGCTAGTACAACTAATGAGATTGAATTATATAATTCCATACAAGGTCTAACATTAAATAATGGTGATAGTATATATTGTGATTTTAAAATTGCAAATAATAATAACACATATAATATAACTCAAGACATTAAATTTTATATAAGTTTTGTTTTCTACATTTAAAAATGATTTTACATTTAAAAAATCATTTTATTTATAGACATATATGTATCAACAAAGATTTATACGTGAAACAGAAAGACAACAAAGGCTTTTTCGTGAACGTGAGGAATATGAAAGGTTTCATCGTGAACAAACATTGCGTCCAAGTAAATATATTGTTGACTTAGTAATAGATAATGAAATACAAAAAAATTCTATATGTCCAATAAGTCTTGAATTACTATCAAAGGAAAAGTCAGTTATTACAAACTGTTTTCATGTGTTTTTAAAAGAACATATCGAATATTGGTTAAGAAATAATAATTCATGTCCAGTTTGTAAAGCAAGATGTTTTTTAATATAGTCGTTTTTTATTCTTTTCATCAAGAGAATGTTGAACTCCATGAACACCTAAAGATAATGAAAATAGTAGAATCAATGATATTGTCTTAAATAAATCTTTTTCTTCAGATAATTGTTTATAATTATTATAAAATATAATAAAAGCAATAAATATCAATATACCTGAAATAATTTGTGCGATAAAACTTGGTCTCATTTTTTTATATTATAAAATATAAAAAAATATTTATTTTCTATTCTCTGGTTCTATATATTCAAGACCTACATGTTTAAATATATCTTCTTCAGTTTTTATATTTTCTACATAAGGTTTAAAAGTTCTTTCATTCAAACTTAGTCCTAATGATAAACAATGATTTCTAAAAGATATATTAAATTCTTTTGGTCCTGTAAAATATAATTTCATAAATGGATATTCATCAGGTGTGTTCCTTATTAAATCAATTCGTCTATATTTACTATCTTCTAACTTGCAAATAGCTAACATTTTCTTATCACCTTCCGCTAGTATATATTTTATATATCCTGATTTTACAAGCCCTTCTGTATATTTTTTAAATTCCGATGAATTCATATTTAACATTACATCTATATCACCACTCGTTTCTTCTTTACGACGAAAAGATCCTACAATTTCCCCCTTATCTTTTGTCAGGTTTAATATTTTCTGATGCTTCTTCATTTCACTTCTTGGTATTCTTAATAATAAATCCTCATAACATAATAAACCAATTGTTTGTGCTTTTGTTAGTATCTTATCATTTGTTTTACATTTATTTCTAAGATCATCAATACTTTTAATATTATATTCTTCTATTAGAGATTTTGCTTTTGATTCTCCAATACCATATACATTTAATAAATTATTTTTTATATCATTGTCTATTGAATAACTTAAAGAATGATTAAAAATGTCTTGTAATTTACTTTTGATTTTTGTTCCAACTCCTTCAATGTTCTCAACCTGTTTTAAAGATAGAATTGGTTCTTTGATTTTTTTAATATTTGATATAACTTTATCATATGCACGAACATGAAATATATTATCATTACTATTATTTTTTAATATAGTTAAAGTATTAATTATATTATCTTTGTAATCCATACTTTTTTTTATAATTAAAGAAATACTTTTATAAATATAAAATATGGAAATTAAAGATTTTGAAGTTTTAATAACACCTTATTCTGAACGTACTGATGTTGCTTCGTTACAATTTAAAATAAATGGACGTAATTTTATAAATTTTCCTTATTATGTTAAGGATATAGAAACAGAAATTATAGATAAGTTTAGAAAAGCTGTTGAAGGTAAGTCAACAACTATTAATTTATCTTTTGATGACAAGTATTATGCTTTATTAGAAATAAATAAGCATAATTTCATATTTAATATATTAAACAATATTCCTCAAGATAATGGATTACCTTTAACACAAGAATTTTATCAGGTATTTGATAATAATACAATATTTAGAAATGCATTAAGAAAGACTTTGGTACGTTAATTTTTTATACATATATTATGTATAAAAATAATGAACTGTGTAATTAAACATAGAATGAAAGTGTTACTGAAATGCTTGATACTTTAATTGTAATAACTTCATTAGTATTAAATGAGAAATGAATGTCCCCGTTATAATCATACATAGAAGATGGTAAAATACCAGTAAAACTATAGGTATTAGGTGTAGATGTTAATTCAAATGGAAAATATAAATTATTTTCTCCACTACTTTGGTTCATCATTGATAATGTAACTGGGTGACTTGATGTAGTTGTATCGGATACATTTGCAGTAAAATTAATTGTTGCTTTGTAATATCCAGGATTTGCTACATAAAAATATCCTCCTCCATCAAAGTAAATATGTTGTCTGTAACCATTAAAAGTATCAAATGGTATAGGATTCCAGTAATTACCTGTAATTACATGTGCACCTTCTGGTACGTTTCCTCCAGTATCTGAGTGTAATACAAAATAAACTGGTAAGTTGCTAACTGTTGCGTTACAAAAAGCAATGTTTTTGTTTTGATCATTAAGAGCATTTAATGATTTATTAACTGAACTTTCTACAAGCGTATTTCTAACTGTAAAAGACATTTTTTATATTATATAAACATAATTTATATTTTTTTCTATTTAAAGAAAATATATTTTTAAAGATATTTGTATAAAAAATATTAAATTTTTTTTATTGTTATTAATAAAAAAATGTCTAACTATAGTTTCAGAGGTCCATCTCGTTCATTGCAAATATTTTCAAGTATTACTTGTACTAAAAATTCTTTATTAAATAACTTAAAAGTAACAAACGTAGCAGAATTCGATAATAATATGATAGTAAGAGGTTCTTTTTATGTTCGTAGTAGTTTACTTCAATCAAAAAATATAACTACAGCTGATGGGTTTACTATTGGTGGAACAGTACGTAAAGATATGTATAATGATTCATATACATACCAATTTGATCCTTATGATTATCAATCTTCATTCTTTCCTGGTATGGCTGATTTTATAGATTCTAACATACTTGCAGGTGATAAACCTGAAGAAGATAGATTAAATGCATCTTATTGGTCTGATTTAGGTAATGATGTTTTCGATGACTGGGGATATTTTTATTTATATGATGTTGAGTCAGGTAAATATTATTTTCCTTTATTTAACCCACAAAATCAAGATGATGGTGTAATAACAACACAAACATTTAGTGCTTTTGGAAGAACTTTCACTATTAAACATGGATGGACAGTTCAAGGTATTTTTAAATTTGATATAAGTGTTGATGATAGTAAACCATTTAGATTTGGAGCATATGGTAATATGGGTTCTGATGGTGATGAAGTCACAAACAATTTATCACAACCTTATTCTATAAATGGTAATAATTTAACTTTATATTATCACTTTCATTCACAAGCTGGAAGTACTAGAGAAATATTATATTCTTATTTTGTTCCTAAAAATATAAAAGAAAATGATTCACAAACTTATGTTATTAATTATGATTATGATGATATGTCAATAATTTCAAATGAAATAACTACTGGATTAATAGTTTACTTTTCTAAACAAAATGATGTTAAAAACTGGGTTATTAATGATCTTGAAATATCATCTGGAGCAGATACTAATAATTTTAGTGTTGATGATAGTGGTAATGTATATGTTGCCGGTAATGAATATGTTGACGGTAGTATTTTAGCAAGTGGTACAAATCTTGGTAAACTTACACTTACTTCTTCTATTCCTGATCAAGATTATACACCAATTACATCATCTCTTATAAATGGGTATTTTACAAGTTCTACTTTGAATGATAATAGATCTTTTATTATACCATCTGCTGCTGATATTATTGCTGCTATTCCAAATTGTACTGTGAATACGAGTTGCCGTTTTACAATTAATAATGTTCAAGATGGTAATTATAGTAGAAATTTGACAACTACTGACCCGAGTGTAACTATCCATTCATCTTGTATTAATACAAATGTTTATAGGAATTTAATATTTTCTTATATCATTTTAATAACAAGTATTACTCCTGAAAGTGAATCCGCTGTTATTTTACAAGATTCTAATGCTGAATTGTTCTAATTTATTATCAGAAAAGAATGATAATAAATTATACTAACTCGGAAATTGTTTTAGAAAATTTGCTACTATCAATTTTCATTTCTTTTATATCATCCGCTGCAACTATTAATTTCTCATCACAATATTCATCATTGCTTTTTAAGACATAAATATCATGGTCATCGTCAATATTTTTTAATTCTTCATTATCTCTATCATTATCATTTTCTTTTTGTAATATTTGACTTTTTATATAATACCATTGTTGTGATTCTTTCTTTAATCCTTGGAGATGATTTTCTAATTTTTCAATATCTTCTTTCCTTGTAATTATATTTTTCCTTAATAATTTCACTCTATTTATTTTTGACCTTTTATCATAGTCTTCCTTCATTAACTCATTCACTTTTGCAGTTGCTATAGGTTCTATCAAATTTGCTAAATTTTTACATTTTATATCTTTATTTATATTACCATTTACATCTTTGTAGACAAATACATTTCTTGAATAGTCAGTACATGAAAACATCTTTGAACCATCGTCATTCTGTAAACAAGGTGCTACGAATCTACCAATTGACTTCTGACCGTCATATAAATCAGATGGTTTAATATTATTTATTGCTACACTGAATCTATCTTTTATTAGATTATCATCGTATATACACAAGTTATAATTATTGTTTGTGGTTGATGTTGATTTTGGTTGTTTTGCTATAGAAGCAAGAGTTTCATGATCTTTAGAATATATAGTGTTCTCAGTTTCTAATTTGACAATATATTCTTTCATATCACTAATCTCAATTTTATATTTATTTATATCTTCAAGTAATTCATTTATTTTTGTGTTATCAGATTGAAGAGTTGTGTTTTCTAATTTTAGTTTCGTAATTTCAGATTTTAATTCATTAATAATAATTTGTGATTTATTATTTGAAGAATTTATATTTTCTTCTTCTTTCAATTTTTTTATTTTACATGAATGAGTTTTTATATTTGTAAATTGTTTATTACAAAATAAACATAATGTTAATATTGAATTAATATTATCAAAATTATTTTTTTGTATTTCTAAACATTTTTTGTTATTCTTTTTATGATAATTCAAACTACTCAAAGTTTTAAGACTTTTTTTACAATAGTTGCATTCCATTTATATAATGTATTTTATTTTTAAATCAGATTTTAAAAATATTTTTAAAATCTTAAAAAAAATTTTAAAATCTTAAAAAATTTTAAAATCTCAATCTTTAGAATTCTCAATCTTTTAAAATCACGATCTCTTATAATTCTCAATCTTTTAAAATCACGATCTCTTATAATTCTCAATCTTTTAAAATCACGATCTTTAAAATATAAAGATCGTGATTTTAAAAAAATTTTTAAGATTTTAAAAAAAATTTTAAGATTTTAAAAATTTTTTTAAAATCTCGATCTTTTTTTTCTTTTTTTTAGAGAAAATAATTGTTTTTTAAAGTCAAAAACTGTTTAAAATAAATCATTATAATTTAAATAGAAAATCACCTTAAGACAAATTCAACACATTTTTATGTGTGTGTTTTTATTTTTTTTTTAGAAATAAGATTTTTAAAAATTTATTTTAAAAGTTTTAAAACTTTTTTTATTTTTAAAAACTTTAGAATTCTCAATCTTTCAATTTAACATCTTTTAGAATTCTTAATCTTTTATTTTTAGCATCTTTTAGAATTCTCAATCTTTTATTTTTAGCATCTCTCAATCTTTTATTTTTAGCATCTTTTAGAATTCTCAATCTTTTATTTTTAGGATCTCTCAATCTTTTATTTTTAGCATCTTTTAGAATTCTCAATCTATTTTTAGCATCTTTTAATTTTAGCATTCTCAATCTGCATCTTTTATTTTAGCATCTTTTATTTCTTGCATCTTAATTTAGCTTAGCATCTTTATATTTTTAGACATCGTGATTTTAAAAAAATTTTAAATATTTTAAAATTTTTTTAAGATTTTAAAAAAATTTTAAAATCCTCGATCTT